AAGGTTGTGTCTATGCGCGATTCAAGAGTCTCATTATAATGCCAGATTATGATTTTGTTTTCCATGCACTTGAGAGGGAGGCATTGGCCTGTGTGTCCCTGCTCGTGTCGGTCTTACTTCTGTATTATATAACGCATTAGACTTTTGTCACTTAGCTATAAGTTATGTAGCCCCCGGGTAAACTCCTCGCTGAGTCACCGGGATGGATTTGCAATCCATGTAAAATTGCTTTTGAAGTAGGCTATACGCCGTCCTTGAATTTGGAATCTTCCCAACACGCAGCTTACTCACAGCCGCAAGAAACTATCATTATGATGGTGTATTCCTTCCATATACCCGCCCTGAAAATCATAAATAGTTTATGTATGTACATTTTGTGTTTATCCTCAATAATAAATTAATAATTCCATGACTTGGAGTTTCCACATTCGCCGTTAAGGGAATGTGAAGCCACCCGCCATGTCGACTAACTACCACTTTTTTATAAACTTTAAGATGAGAGAGGACCCAGTATAGTAGAAACCTGTGTATTCGTCAGCACAGGTCCTTGCTTTAGACCACGGATAACGTTCTTCCGTGCAACATTGCGTGAAACGCTGCTGCCAGGCCTCGTAGAACCAAGACTCGACGAAAAATTGTTTAAGAAACAAATTTTCGTTACTTGTTCTCTCGTTTTTGTATATGCTATGAAAACGACAAACCGAGTAACGAAATTAGGGAAAAAAGAAGGAACTTTAGGGAGCTCACCTGCGACTATGAGCACGGCCAACCAACCTGGCCCAGGAGTATATTCCGCTGACTCCCGCGGACAATCAAATCAATTTCCACCCCCAAACTCTCCCATTGCGTATGTGTTTGTCTTGCCCACAACACTGAACGGTTCACATGGGGAGTTTACAGAGGGTGATGATATGAACTTTTCGATTAATGGTGGCAAAAAGATGAGTAAGCTAGAGTACGAAACAATGCTCCGCACCACCAAAGAATCAAGGAACCACCAACACTCAAGGAATGCCAAAAACGCCTCCAGACGCGTGAATAGTGGCCGTGCGACGCCTTTGCCAGGTATAACGCTCGCCATTGACATGCAAAGTGAGTGCGCACGACCAGTTGCCGGAACCATTGACGCTGCGCTTTCCAGTATAGCGCATTTGAATATTTTTCAACCATTATGTGACGACGATGAAGAGAAAGCTGATGATGTTGAAGAACAACTCACTACGGCGTCGTCTAGTGTTCCTGCCCTAGTGCAACAAGCGCAGCCCACACCAAAAATGGACACCACCATGGGACAAGAACCAAAGGAGTTTGTCAAACTTTTGACACTTCATTATTGTTCCGATAGCTTGTTGGCCCAAACTCCAGATGGCCCAATCTTGACAGACCAATTAGATCCTGACACGTACCATACGCCTAGCCCCCGTATACGTGTCAAGTCATTTGGTGTCGGTTGGTATCAAATTAGCAACCTCCCAAGCGAGAACACTAAGCAGTGCACACCAAGCGCATGCGTCGAGACAATCACCATACCACAGTATATCTTTCGTGATATCAATGGTACATCTTGTGATTATCCATCTCGTACGTATGTGGTGTTTTTACCATTACTCGCTGCCATTAATAGCCGTTGCCGGGGCACGCGTCTAGATGCACATTTTAGTTCAGGTGTGACAAGTGTATGCAACTCGTTTATGGAGAGTGCACGTGTGTGTGTCGCCACCCATCCAATTATTAACGATACTTGCCAGTACGCAAAAGACTCCAAACATTATAAAATTGCCATTCAGATCGAGAATACCGACATGATCGGCAAGACAATGAACAACGGCGCGGTCATTGGTTGTGGAGATTATGGCAGAGAACGTGCCGCACTTGGATTGAATTTTCGACATGGCATTAACGCCCGAGGGTCTGCGTGGTGGACAGACGCAGTGCCAACTTCCCTTCCACGGGATTGGTTAATTCGTAAGGACGTGACAATTAAGATGCAGGGTCAGTGCGCATTTTGTCCGGTGGATGACACCGAACCTGTTGGTTCCCTCAACCAATATATCACGTTTGGCGTTGATCTTGTTATGCCAGTCACACCTCGCCGCACACATTTTGTCCAGTTTATGGGCACCTCGTTGTTTGAGGATGGTCACTTCACGGCCAGGTCGATGGGCGATAGTATCAAAAGGTTAGTTGGTCAACGCTCTAATGAAGACGAATATCGTTTTAATGCATTAAACCTTGGAGCTTGGGTTCATGCCTTAACCGGGGTTTTTAAACTCTCCCATACACGTGCTTACAGAACTCTTGTTGGTAAAAGGGAACCAGGCAACGCGCTTGATTATGTATCCATGGTGCATGGTGATATCCAACCATCCCATTTGTTATTTATCCGTGGTGCTATCAAGAGGTTTTGCAATTTAACCCATGCCGGGTTTTTCCAGGCGAAAATTGACTTCGTTCAGAATTGCGCCAAGAACACGTACTACGGCATCTGGAAGTCATGGAACGAACACAATCCCTGGGAGAATCGTGGCGCTACAAGTGATTTACCACACATCAAACGCCAGTTGCGTTTATCGATCCATAAAGGTTTACCCCTCGACGACGAGGTCGGCTTGCAACATTTTTGCAAGTTGATCAAATCAAAAATGAAAAACGAACTCAAGAAGCCAGGAAAATCCATCCGTTTGGTTGCTGATATGGGTGACATGTGCGTTTACGCCTCGTCGCTCCCAGCTTACCTTAAGATGGCCACGCACGGTATACATGAGTTCGTTTTAGGGGGCAGGTCACTGCGAGTTTTTATCTATTCGAAACCTACACAAACCGACTTTGAGACAATTGCTTATGAGGCTGCACAAGCACACCGTACTGATGGTTGTGTCTTTGTTGCGATTTCCTCTGACGACAGTTGTTATGCTGGATGTATTGGTGGTGTACGGTTTTTATCCAATGTTGATGTTTCTTCAAATGATTCATCACAGGAAGTTGCAGCATTCCTTATGGTATATGCGCAACAAGCCAACATTGATGAGGACTTGGCACAAGGTTTACTTGAAGGGAATATGCTCCCGTACGTTGTAAAGTCACCCTCTGACCCTACCTCGTGCATTACCCTCAAGTTTGATGGACCAATGGAGCCCTCCGGGCACCCAAACACCACGGTGAATAACAATGCTGGGAGTTACCTTATTGCCGTTCACGCGTTTGCAGAGTTATGCTACG